CTTGCAAGCATATCTTCAGCAGTCTTTGATTGAAGATTTCCAAAGGGCAGAAGATACTTATTATCTGAACGCCATTGCATCTTCTGCAACTGCAGGTTCTTCTTCTGGTGCTAACACCGCTGAGAAGTTCATTGATTATGTTGCTCAGTTGGGTGCTTTGAACTGGATGCCGAATCTTTCTTTGATTACTCATGCCGGTTGGGCTGCTTTGTTGAAAACCAAGCCAAATGACTATTCACTTCCTGGTGGAATGGTTATTGACAACAATGGTAACGTAAGAATCCTTGGTATTCCTGTTGTTCCTCATTCTTTGGTAACTGCTTCAAGGATGTATGTAATGGACACTACCAAGTTCGCCATTGCTCAGCAATCTGGTTTGAATGTTCGTAGCACAGAGTTTGATCAAGATGACTTTATCAAGAACCTCATCACTTTCCGTTGCGAAGCTCGTTGTGAACTGCTTCAGTTCCAACCAACTGCTGCGGTTTATGGTGCTATCTAAGTAGGTTGTTTTTTTAAAGTGTATATTTGGGGGGCGGTATTCTTATCGCCCCTTTTTTTAACTTTGTACTATGCAAGTAAAAATACTATCTACTCATAACTCAAAAATGCTTTATAGTGCATTGAAAGAGATGCATAGGAACTCATTGAGTGGTGAGGTTGTCTATGCTGTTCCACATGAGGACACAAAGACATCTTTTAACCTATCAATGCAAAAAATAATGCATAGCACAGATGGTGTACTATTGCTCTTTGAAGATGATGTTGAGATAAGGGATTTTACTCATTTTGAGGAAGCTATATCTCAATTACCAAATGATTGGGAATTGTGCTACCTTGGTGCGAATCTTATTGCTCCAATTGAGAAGTATAGTGAAAACCTTTACAAGACATTTGGGGCATGGACAACACACGCTGTGATGTACAACAACCCAAAGGAACTTTGTAAAGGATACACCGATACAAGCATTATGTTTGATGATTGGTTAAAAACATTCATACATCCAAGAGGAAATACTTATATTATCAAACCCATGATTGCGTGGCAGAAGCCACACCAAAGCGATTTATGGAATGGATATGTTGACTACACGAGAATATTTGATGACTCGGCAGCTAAATTGATATAAATGAAAAATTATGTAATTATTGGTGCAATGGATGGCGTAAGCCATGATAATATCTTTGATAGACTTAAAGATGAAAAAGAATATCAAGCATATTTTATTGAGCCAGTACCATACTATTTTGAGAAGTTAAAAGAGAATATAAAGCAATTGTCAAATGCAAATGCTTATAATTTATTTATTTTAGACAATAATGCAAGTGTTCAAATGGCATTTGTAAAACCAGAATTTTTACCAAAAGAATCTTTTTTAGACGGATGTAGTTCATTGGTTGAAAATAATATTCCGTTAAATAAATATTTAAAAGAAGTACCTAAAAATATTTTGGAAACAATAGAAATAAATTCAATTACATTTGATCAGTTTTGCAAATGGTATGATATAAAAGATATACATTATTTGCAGATAGATACAGAAGGATGTGATGAGAGGATATTAAATACGATTGATTTAAATAAGTATAGGGTAAAAGAACTTAAATTTGAGAATCATTATATAAGCGATAATTTTTATAGTGAATTACTAATTAAATATCCGCAGTACAAAGGTGAGATTGTTGGTGCGGATATAATACTAAAATTATGAATATAGTTGCATCAATTCATCTATATCCGCCAGAGCATAACTGCGGCGCGGAATATATGATACATTTTATACTGAAGGATTTACAATCTAAGGGCCACAATATAAGAGTTCTTTTACATGATGCGAATAAGTACAAGATTAGGGATAATTATGTTTTTGATGGAATTGATGTGTTTCCTCCAAATCCAAATGTAATTGAGAATTTAATGAGGTGGTCACACGCTGTGTTTACTCATTTGGATTACACAAGGTGGACAATTCACATAGCAAAGATGTATAGAAAGCCTGTTTTTCATCTTATCCATAATAGTCACCCATATCCAGAGATTATTGATGCGGAGAAAAATCAGCACATAATATACAATTCTTTATGGCTAAAAGAACTTTTGAACTATAATTTTAGTAATTTTATAGTGACTCCGCCAGTAGACTACAATTACTATGACTTAGAGAATGAACCTGAGAAGTCGGAATATATCACTTTAATAAACTTAAACGAGAATAAAGGCGGAAAGGTATTTGGCGAGATTGCAAGAGCAATGCCACATAAGTCATTTTTAGGCGTTTTAGGGTCATATGATGAGCAAATAACTCCTAACTTACCAAATGTGACTTATGTTCCTAATTCGCCTAATATCAAGCAATGGTACGCAAAGACAAGGATACTTCTCATGCCATCAAAGTATGAGAGTTGGGGACGGACAGCAACAGAGGCGATGTGTAGTGGGATTCCGGTAATTTGTACTGATACACCTGGGTTGAAGGAGAATTGTGATAAGGCAGGAGTTTACATTAAAGATAGAAACAATGTTAAAGATTGGGTTGAAGCGATTACAAAGTTGGATGACAAAAAAGCCTATTCATGGGCCTCAAGAAAAGCAAAAGCAAGATCAAGAGAGTTTGACACAAGAAAAACGCTTGATGAGTTTGAGACCTGGTTCAGAGAAAGTGTTAATAAATATAATTAAAGATGACATATATAGACGGCATAACAATATTAGCTGACGCGGTTGTAGAACCCGTTAGTCTTACTGATGCTAAGAATTGGTTGCGTATTACCAATTATGATAGCGATGATGTGCTAATTGGTGACTTGCTTAATGGAGCAAGGGTGCATATTGAGAAGCTGACCGGTTGTTCTTTAGTTAACAAGTCAGTAAGGATAAATGTTGAACTGACTCCACAAAGCCAAGGCTTTTGGATTCTTGATGTGCCTTATGGGCCGTTGGGATGCATTGATGAGGTTAAGATTAAGACGGGAATGAACACTTATGAAGTATTGACAAAGAATACTGACTTTGAGATTATAGGCGGTAAAATTTGGTTATATACGGCAGGAATTTATGTGATAAAGTACCAATGTGGATACAACTCAATCCCAGAGGACTTGGCTACTGATATACTTACTTTGGTAGCTTGGTCTTATGAGAATAGGGGTAAGAAGTTCCAAGGGGATGCAAAAGCAGGTATGTTGAAGGAGTTCCCGAATTGGGATGGACTTAACTATCATCAGTATAAAAAAGTTGTAATATAAATGGCTGCATTAAGCATTAACATACAAGGTTTGAGACAAACAATTGTTGCATTGCAACAAGCTGGAGACTCACGAGTTAAAGAAGTTGATATGGAGATGGCAGCAGGTACTGAAATGATGGCTACTGTCGCTAAAAAGATATTTCCAACTGGAAACCAATTTAGTCCTACTCAGTCTAAAATGTATTCAGAAATTAGAAGATCAATAAGGGCAATTAAAAAGAAACCATTTCAATATGAATTAATAGCAGGATATGATAGTGACCCTATGCCGGCTTACATAGAATTTGGTACTGGTAAATACTTTCCACAATACCCAGGTAAAGATGAATCTTGGCAGGCACTTGCAAGAGAATATTATGTTAATGGAGAGGGTATGATGAGACCAGCACCTTATTTTTATCCAAGTGTTATGAGTGGTTTAGTATCTTTACAGAGCAACATTAAACAAGTATTGCAAAGGGATGAAAGATTGTAGCAATAATATAAGGGTTCAATACCTGTTAAAACTTAATGGTAACATATCTTACGGAGGTAAGAATGTTCCTGTTTACGGAACTGATGCTTTCCAAACTGTTCCGCAAAACTATGTTATAATTGGTGATATAACAGAAACGGCTGATAATAACAACCAATTGTTCGTAACTGAGGCTGATGTCGTAATTGATATATTTAGTGAGCAATACATGACAAGAAATAATAGTATTATTGATGATATTGCTGACCAAATCTTAACTTTGTTAATACCTACTACTGGTGTTCAAGATATGGGTGATGCTGAATTTCAGATATATGCCAAAGCAAGAACATCATCAAGATACTTAACTATGCAAGAAGGAAACAATTTTATAAATAGAAAGATATTAATAATAAATAATTCAATAATTCAAAAATAGAATAATATGCCACAGCAAATTTTAGGATCATTGCAGAACGTAGAAATAGATGTAGCCGGTGGCTCATCATATAAAAATCTCGTATGTCTGCGTACATCATCAGTTAACACAACTGTTGATTCAACCACCGAGCAAACAAATTGTGGGCCTTTGACATCAGTAGCTGATGCTACAATGAGCATTGACTTTGATGCAGTTTGTGAAGTTGCCCCAACCATTAGTCAAATATCTTACGAAGATTTACTTGCAGCAATGGTTGGCAAAACACTTATTGCAGTAAGAGTACAGAGCCCAGTTGTTAGTGGATCAAGCGCAGGCGCTACCTACTACCATCAGTTCCTTGGATTTATCACTTCACTTACTCTCAATCAATCAACTACTGAATATATTAATTTCTCTGGTACTGTTACTTCTACCGGAATTGTTGATGTTACTCCTTAATTATGAACTACACTACTATCACTATAAACGGAACTAAGATTGGACTGAAATTCGGGATGGCATC